TATTAAGTTGTATTATGCGAGTGAACGATCTACGATCTTACCGTATGATGCGTCATCGTTTGGAAGAAGACGGAATGATACTTCAAACATTGAAGCCTCATCACGCTTTGCTGATACTGTTACGCTCTCGATTGAGAGTGCACGGTATGCAACATAGATTCTTTCCTTTGGATCTGCTGCAGAACCAGAACCTGGTCCTACTGCTACAAGACCACGCTCTAGAGGAACGTCGCCAATGTCGCCTGCAGACATCTTAAGAGTCTGTAGACCTGCTGCTTCTGGAGATAAATCTCCGTCATCTGCTGCAATTGCTACTAGAAGATTTTCTAGTGTTGCCTCTGCAAAAGATGTATTTAGATTAACTGTCATACCTTGCTTGAATAAACGAGCAACGTCGAGAAGTTGATCTACTGCTACTTCACCAAAATCTGGTTCGAACGCTAGTTCTAAACCATTTGATGTGTAACCGATATTTGTGTAATCTGCGTCTGCTGACAAAGTTGTTTTGTACGATGTTGCAGATGCTGTTAGTACTGGAAGGTCTGTTGCTGCTTGAGCGTCAGTAATCTTTCCATCTGAATCTAGTCCGATTGGACCTGCATTATGTGTAAAAAGTGCTGCTGCACCCACAATAATGTTACTACTTGAACCACGGCTGTATGCCATATATCTCACCTCTTTCATTTTATTAAAAGGGGGTTGTTTCCTCACACCAATTATACTGCCTTTTTATTATGTGTTTGGGTGCCAGTCGTAGTCGATAATTATCTTATTCCCCGCATAAGTACGGGCTGTGCCAAAGTCTACGATATCTCTGGTTTCTTCAAGTTGATATATCTTAAAGTTATGGAAGAACAGTGGTAGAGAGTTTGCGTCCCAGGCACCTTCATTTGCTGCTGCCCATTCGTTTAGGTCTTTTGCTGAGTCATCCCCATTATCAAGTAGGTCACTTACTTGTTGCTGAGTAATGATCATATTCCTTTGTGCATCGTCACCCACAGAATAAAAGTAATACAATAGTTGCTCACACTTGATGTATGGGAAAGGTGTCCTTCTCATCTTAAACATTCTGTCGTATACACCAAAAACTCCGTTACTGTCTGGAAATGTATTTGTAAGATCGTCTATTTGTGTAGGTAGGGTAGGGAAAAAGTATGTTGTTCCAAAGGTTTCATTTGTATCTGGATTAAAATTTGGATTTATCTTTGCTGCCAAGTAAGCATTAATAATTGTTGGTGGATGATGAATTGCTGCTACCATTATGCACCTACTCCTGCATTAGCAACCCAAGTATATCCAGTTGAAAGACCTTTGCTTCTTCCTCTTGCTTTGCCTGCTCTTAAATTCTTTTTATATACCACTGGGTTTTCAAGATACTGTGCAACTCCGCTAGTTCTCAAGAATGATTGTGAAAAATATTTATTAAAAAATAGATCCATAGTTTGTTCAAATCCACCCTGTGCTTCAACGCCTCCAGGATTAGAAACTCTAATTGGTTTTTTTGTAAACACCATTTCTCCATCTTCTTCAAAAGCCAGGACCTCTGATGATCTTGGCTTAATAACTACAGAAAGTCCATTCTCAATAATTCTTGCCTTGTCGTAAAATGGTGTCTTTGATCCATCTTGAATTGATTCTGATTGACGAAATGATGATTTAAAAGATAGTCCAATGTTACTTACTGTAAAATTTATATCATATAATCTTGCTGCTGGGCTGCCTGTTCTGTTCCATTCATAGATATGATGGAGCATTGATGGATTTACTCTTGCATTTGAGTCTACAAACTGCTTCATTATTTCAACTGCATCGACTCCTAAAGATTTTAAGAATGGAGTCTTTCCTTTTTGAACACCATCCAAGAAGCCAATTGAATACTTCATAATGTTGTTCATTTCTTTTTTAAACTTCTTAGAATTATAGACTGGTTTCATAGGTCACCTGATTGATTTTCTGATCTTCTAATAACTAACTTGAATGACTCTACAACTCCGAATGGTCCTACAAATGGTTCACAGGTTGCTATCTCAAAGAGGGTTGGCTTTCCAGATCGAACACCAGAGGTTTCCATATAGATGAGGTTTCCTTCTTGATCCTTTATATCTGTTACTAAGATGTTTGTTAGTGCATTCTTATTATCTCTTGAAGATATTCTTATGTCTGACTTTGTTCTTCCAACCAAAATAGAGTTTTGAGTAATGTTTACATTTGGCTTTACGTCTTCTTTAAATGCTGAGCCACCTGATGAAAAACTACAGGCAAAGGTTCTATCTAAAACCCATTGCTTTTTAATTGCTCCGAAGTCACCTTGTTCAACGATTGGGTGATATAGAGAAGCCTGCATTGGAAACATGAAGTCTGGAGTTTCGCAAACTGTCATTACAACACCCCAAGTTTTGTAATAGACTTAGTATACTTTGAAAGTATCTTGTCTACAATTATGTTTCCTGTTCCTTCGAAAAGACCCTTATCAAACTGAATTCTATATTGATCTGTGTTGTAAGAAGAAATAAATCTCTTGTAATAATCTAACTTTCCACACTCTAAGTCATGGACTAGCATCTCTGTTGCTCTAACAATATCTGATGGAACTGATGTGTGCCCATACTCAACAGTTACTAGGTAGTCCCATGTCTTGCCAAACCCTCTATAAATAAACTGTGGGTCCAGAGAATCTGATGCTGCTGCTGGTAAAACTAGTGGAGAAGATTCTGCACGATTAATGTTATCAGACGACTTTTCAATAATTGATGTCTTATCTGATGATACTTCATATTGTCTATCTTCTACTAACTTGTTGTTTTCGTATACCGCTAAAATTTTCTTTACGTCATCCCAGATTGGCAGATAGTCTGCTCCAGTTCCCGTAAAATGTAAAACCTTTTTCTTGTAATAAAATCCTTCGATAACAATAGAATCTATAATTGCTCTTGCAATTTCTTCGTTTGCAGCATATGCTGCGATGTCTGATGCTGTTGATCCTTTTGTTGATGGGTCAACATATGGTCTTACAATTTCATAGGTTTCATCTTGAAGCGTTGCTTCTCCAACTGCCCCAAGATTTTTAATAATCTCAACTCTATATGATGAATCGTAATTTCCTGGCAAAGATATGTTAAGAATATTTCCTGCCACCTTATTTAAAAAGGTTAGTGTTGATACTGAAAGGTCCGCCATATCTGTTATGTTAGCAGTTATAGTTGATGATGTTGTTCCCGCAGGAACTACAAAATTAACAGATATGTCTGCATATGGCGGAACTCTCAATATCTCCATATTAAATTACCCTAAAACCTTTTGGACTTCTTCGGGTGTTGCAATGCGAACATGTGAACGAGTTAGCCACTTGTCTGCTTGCTCTTTTGTTACGATATTAACGCCCTTATAGATTGCTCCATTTGCTTCTTCCCAACGAACATTGCTTGTTGAGTAGATTGCAACCTTGTCTCCAGTGCCTTGCTCTGGGTTAATATCTCTCTTTGGGCCGTCTGCTGCCATTGATCCAATAGCACCTGTTTCCGTAAATCCTAATGCCTGAACTGGTTCTTCTGCTGCAGGTGCTTCGACTACTGCCTCGACAACTGGTGCTTCAATAACTGGCTCTGCTACTGGTTCTGCTGGTGCTTCGACATGGGCTTGCTCTTCATCATGTGATGAAAACGGACTGTTGTAATCATTATTTTCCATTATATCCTCCTTGTTTGTATTATATCATTAAAGTGTTAAGGGGGACAGGAGAGTGAACTCCCGCCCCCCATTAAAGGTACTGTTTACAGATTACTCTGCTGCAGCGTCAGCGAATGCGATTGCATCCTCTTCTTCCCAGTTGATTCCGAAGCGAACGAATACAGTGTATTCAATTGTATCCTTCTTCGCTACGTACTCACGGTTTACAGTGATGTCTCTTTGGAATCCCCATACACGGTTTGCAGGGAATGTCAAATCGATATAGCCTGCTGGGTAGTAAGGAACTTCCTGAACTTCAATTCCGAGAACACGAGTTGTACGTGCTCCACCGAATGTCTGTCCGATACCATCAAGGTATGATTGGCGGTTTGCTTGGGTTGATCCTGGGACCTGTCCAGCAAATGCTTCTGCTACTGCATCAGCAAGTGTACCGTTGTTCTTAACGATTCCACCGAATGCGTCTGTACCTGCGTAGAACTTAAGATTGTTCTTAAGTGCACGGTACTTACGTGGCATTGCATTGATGATGCCCTGCATTACATCAGGTGTCCAAGCATTATCTGCTACGGTTACTACTGACTCATGTG